ATTTGAAGATTCATCTTTTCCTGAGTTTAATAAACAGCTTCATGTTGTTAAACCTTTTGACATACCCAGAAACTGGTTAAGGTTTAGAGCTGCTGACTGGGGATATAGTTCACCTGCTTGTTGTTTATGGTTTGCAATAGACTTTGATAATAATTTATTTATTTATCGAGAACTCTATACACAAAAGATTACAGCCGATATCTTTGCTAGAAAAGTTTTAGAAGCAGAACAAGGTGAACATATTCGATACGGTGTACTGGATAGTTCTACATGGGCAAGACGAGGTGATATAGGACCAAGTATTGCAGAGACAATGATTCAAGAAGGGTGTCGATGGAGACCTTCGGATAGAAGTCCAAGAAGTCGTGTTGCAGGTAAATTAGAATTACATAAAAGATTACGACCCGATGAAGAGACAGGATATCCATCTTTATTTATTTTTGATAATTGTATTAACTTAATTAGAACATTACCTATGTTACCTGTCGATAAAAATAATCCTGAAGATGTGGATACTCATGCAGAAGACCACGCTTATGACGCACTACGTTATGGATGTATGAGTCGACCTATTCATCCTGTATCAAAAAAGTTTCAAGACTTTGGTGTAGGGCAAACGAGAGACTTTAAACCTGCAGATAAAATTTTTGGATACTAATGGCTAGAGAAGTTAAAATAGGATATCAGAATTATACAATAAAAAATTTAGATTCTATCGTTTCTAAATGTAATGAAATTAATGGACAATTTCTTGCTTCCGATAGAATCATCGCTTTATCATCAACAGAAGATAATATATCTCACGCAAATACTTTAATTCATGAAGTATTACATGCAATCATTTATCAGTGGGGTATTGATTTAGATGATAAAGAAGAAGAAAAGATTTGCAACACTATTGCAAATGGACTAACGACTGTATTAGTAGACAACCCTTGGTTACTACCTTACATACAGAAAAACTTAAAAGGAGAAAAATAAAATGGCAATAATGAAAACATACAAGATGGGAGACTTACCTGAAGATAATATGGGATATGGCAAAGATGCTAAATCCCCTAAGACTGCAGATAAGAACGTAATCAAAAAAGACATGGCTCTTCCTGATGGATACGATGCTGGTCAATTTGATGTTTCTTACCCAAAAGGTAAATCCAAATCTGGTGTAGACGCAAAAGTATTTAAATTAGCTGACGAGAAAGATTACTAAGAGGTATAGATGCCACAACAAAATATAGGTAGTGGTTCATATTCTGAAACTGATAATGTGGAAGCTCTGTCTGAAGAAAAGGATAGAAGTTTTGACAATATCGGTTATGTTATTGAAAGCCGTCTAAAAGAATCAGAACAAGCACGTCTCTATGATGAAAAGAGATGGTTACGTTCCTATAGAAACTATCGAGGTATCTATGGTTCGGATATGGCTTTTAGAGACTCAGAGAAATCTAAAGTTTTTGTTAAGATAACAAAGACAAAAGTATTAGCAGCCTACGGACAATTAATCGAAGTATTATTCTCACAGGGTAAATTTCCTATTGGAATTAATCCGACAAGTGTACCTTATGGTATTAAAGAATATGCTCACGTTAAACCTGACAATGCCCCTGAAGAAGAAAATCAGAGAGTAAATGATATTTATGGTTTTGCAGGAGATGGTAGAGACTTACCTCCCGGTACAACAACCAATGATATCTTAAACGGTTTAGAAGAAAAATATGGTGATGCTAATATAGGCTCTGGCCCAGCACCTGATTTGCAGAACATGATGCAGATAGAACCTGCCATGGAAACTGCAAAGAACATGGAAAAGATTATCCATGACCAATTAGAGGAAACACATGCAATATCTGTCATGCGACATGTATTGTTTGAAATGTGTTTATTAGGAACAGGTGTTTTAAAAGGCCCTTTCAATTATGAAAAAGCTCAACATCGATGGGTAGCAGGTGAAGAAGGAGAAAAAGAATATGCTCCTGACACACGATTAGTACCAAGAGTTGAAGCCGTCAGTTGTTGGGATTTATATCCTGACCCTGATGCTGTGACAATTGATGATGCTGATTATGTTATTCAACGACATGTATATACTCGTTCTCAAGTTAGAGACTTGATGAATAGACCTTTCTTTAGAAAATCTGCTATCAAAGATTTATTATCAGGTGGTCCTAATTATGAAACACGAAGCTATGAAACAGCTTTGTATGATAGAGAAAATCAAGAAGAGTTTAATAAGAACAGATTTGAAATTCTAGAATACTGGGGTGTCATGGACAAGAACCTAGTTGAAGAAGCAGGAATTGAATTACCTGATAGTATTAAAGATGATTTAGATGAAGTACAAATTAATGCATGGGTATCAAATGGTTATATCTTACGTTTAGTCCTTAATCCTTTTACACCAGCAAGAGTACCTTTCATGGTTTGTCCTTATGAGATTAATCCTTATCAATTCTTTGGAGTCGGTGTTCCTGAGAATATGGATGATGCACAAACAATTATGAATGGTCATGCAAGAATGGCTATTGATAACTTAGCATTAGCAGGTAACTTAGTTTTTGATGTAGATGAAACAATGTTAGTTCCGGGTCAAGATATGACTGTCTATCCTGGAAAAATATTTAGAAGACAAAGTGGTCAAACAGGTCAAGCTATTCATGGATTACGTTTTCCTAATACTGCACCTGAAAACTTACAGATGTTTGATAAGTTTAGACAACTAGCTGATGAGTCTACAGGTATTCCATCTTATTCACATGGTACAACAGGAGTGATGTCTACAACAAGAACAGCTTCTGGTATGTCTATGTTAATGGGTGCTTCAGCTTTAAACATTAAAACAGTTATTAAGAATATTGATGACTACTTACTCAAACCTTTAGGTGAATCTTTATTCTTTTGGAATATGCAATTCAATCAAAATATTCCTGAGATACAAGGTGACTTAGATGTTAATGCAATGGGTACATCTTCTTTAATGCAGAAAGAAGTACGCTCACAAAGACTAATGACCTTTATGCAAGTTTCATCTAATCAGTTCTTAGCACCATTTATTAAATGGAATAATATTATTAAAGAGATTGCAAAATCTTTAGACATCGACCCTGAGCAAGTGGTTAATGACCCCGAGAAAGCTCAGTTAATGATGAAAATGATGGGAGATATGAATGGAAATCAACAAACTCAAGGCCCTAACCAGCAACAAGGCGGTATGGGAAATACTGGAGGAGTACCTGCAGGAGCATCTGTCACAGACACACAAGGGTCTGGAGGTGGCAACATCGGAGTCGGAACTCCACAGACTCCAGGGGAAAGCGGCTTTACTGCACCAAATACTCAACCTGAGGGAGCAACTGAATAAATAAATGGCATTATCAGATATCTTAAAAAAATATGGTGATACGACAGGTATCATGCAACAACCTTATACACCACCTACAGCAGGAATAGTTCCTTATAAAAGTGTAGCTTCAAGTTATCCTGTATATAATAAAGATACTGATACACTAGAAGACCAACAAACATTTAACTATGAACCTGTTGGTATTATGGCCCAACCTGAGGGTAAACCTGTAGGTATTAACCCTCCATTTATGCCTGATATGGGTATACCTTTTCCTGAGCCAAAAGCTGAACAACCTTTTGTCACAGGACCTACAGGTGTTATATCTTATGGTACAACAGAAGAAGGTACACCGAGAGTATTGACAGATTATCGTACAGGTGAAATGACGTATGCAGATACAGGTGAACCTTATGTTCCACCTACAGGAGAGGAAGAAGAAGCTCCTATAGGTCCTGAAGAAGGTATTATCCCCTGTGACCCAGGATATGTTTATGACCCTATTACTAGTTCTTGTGTTAAAATAGATAAAGAAAAAACAGATAAATTAGAATTTGTCAATAGGCCAAGGGATATAGGAGCAACAGCTAAAGCTACTACTTCTATAACAAAAGCTATTAAAGAGCAAGGCTTACCTGCATATGGTGAAGATGCTAATTATACTATTGATAATTCTACATTCTTATCTAATTTTGGTTTGATTGGTAAATTAGTAGATGATGTATTAATTAAAGGCCCTGCAGATGATAGGTTATTACAGTTTGGAAAATATACTACTTTACCAACAGAAGGAATTAATGTTACTAAAAATGCTGATGGTACATTAAATGCTAATATTACAGAACAAGGTAAAATTAATTTTGGTAATATTCAAACAGACGAATCTTTAAGAGGTAATCTTGCTACCACACAAAAAACTGATAGAAATGGAAATATTATAATGGCTCCAAATAATACTCCAATGATTGTAGGACCAATTAAGATTAACAGTTTCGGTAAACAAACAGATAGAGTATTAAGTCAAGAAGAGATTGATAGAAACAAAGCTGAAGCTGATAGAAAAGCAAAACAAGCTGAAGATAGAAGAAAGGGAATAATGGAATTTAAAGCACCTGCTAAAGGTACAGTAACAAGTTCTCCAATACAAAAAGATAAAGACAAAAAAGATACTCCAAAATATACAGGCCCTTCAAAATCAAAAGATGATATTGAAAAAGAATTAGATAATGCATTAAAGGGAGTTATTACTGAAAAAGATAAACAAGCGGCAAAAAAAACTACTGGTGGTAATGCTAACAAATCAGATAAAGGTAAGATAGTTTGTACAATGATGAATGAGTCATATGGATTTGGTTCATTTAGAAATAAAGTATGGTTAGCACATTCTGCTAAATTATCAAAAGAATATGAAGTAGGTTATCATGCATTATTCTTACCTTTAGTTAAATATGCTAAACAAAAAGGTTTCACTAATAATATTGTTAAAAATGCACTAGAACATATTGCTAGACATCGAACAGTAGATATTAGAAAACAACAATATAATAAAGTCGATGTGTTAGGTAGAACATATAGAACTATATTAGAACCATTATGTTACATTACAGGGAGAATTAAATTATGGAAGAAGAAGTAATGAATCAGCAAGGTATGATGAGTGCAGAGGTTCAACCAACATCTACACCTGATGATGCTCAGCAAAGACTAGTAGGAGTACTAGGAGATAGAGTAGAAAATAATTTACAAAATCTTAACGAAGAAGAAATGCAATTAATTACACAATTAAATATTCCTCAGTTTAGAGATTTTATGTCAAAAGTTTTTGGCCCTGAGTTTGGTATTATTATGGAAACAAGAATTCCACAACCCCAAGCTCAAGCACAACCAGTTTCACAACCCAGTGAAAGTCCTGCACCAACGACTGGTCAGGGCATGATGACGCAGCCACCCTCTCAATAGAGGCCCTGCATATAGGGGCGACCTGAATCCAACAGCACCCCAAAGGAGATAAAATGGAAGACGAAAAGAAATCTGACGTTGTTGAAGAACAAGTTTCTGAAGCAACAGAAGAAATCGCAACCCCTACACCATACAAGAATCCCGATAGGAATCTTATGGATAAGGAAGACGAAAAGACAGCTACTGAAGATACCGAAGACAATTCTGACGAGAATACATCTAAGGAGAAACACCCTGTCGGAGTAGAAGATGCTGTTTATAAGAAGCGTTATGATGACTTAAAACGGCATTATGATGAAACCGTATCTAAGCATAAAGACGACCTCATCAAACTTAAAAAAGAAAAAGAAGCGATATCTAAAAAGCCTATCTTTAAAACCCAAGAGGAATTAGAGCAATGGCGTAGAGACTATCCTGATATGTATGATTCTGTTATGCAATTAACTACAGAAGCTACAATGAAAACGAAGCAAGAATTACAAGAAGAAATGTTGGAAGTAAAAAAACAACAATCTCAACTTGCTCGAGAAAAAGCTGAAGTAGAATTAGCTAAGAGACATCCAGATTATCAAGAACTTAGACAAAGTCAAGACTTTCATGACTGGGCTAAGGTACAACCAAAGTATATAAGAGATATGCTTTATGATAACAATGATAATCCCCTTGATGCTTCAAGAGCTATTGATTTGTATAAATACGATACAGGTCTTTCTAACAAGAAAGTGTCTATAGATGCTAAAAAAGAAGCGGCTAAATCTGTTTCTAAAACTAAAGTATCAGAGACACCTACGGATAAAAAGATTTGGAAGTGGGATGAAATACGTAAGATGAAACCTTCTGAGTATGATAAGTTTGAAAAGGAAATCGATACTGCTAATAGAGAAGGTAGGATTCAATAACAAAAAAGTCATAACAACTTTAAATAACAAACAATAACAAAAGGAGAAAAACGATGGCATTTACTAAATCAAGTGGATATGCTAACTTACCAAACGGTAACTTTAGCCCAATTATCTACAGCCAAAAAGTCCAAAAGTTTTTCAGAACTGCATCAGTAGTAGAAGCAATTACTAACACTGACTATGCAGGTGAAATTGAAAACTTTGGCGACACTGTAAACATCATCAAAGAACCCACAGTTACTGTTCAGTCTTACACAAGAGGGTCTTCAGTAAATCCACAAAATTTATCTGATGACCAGTTACAGCTTGTAGTAGACCAAGCAAACGCTTTTGCATTTAAAGTTGATGATATTGAGGAAAGACATTCTCACATTAACTTTGAATCAGTTGCAACTTCTTCTGGTGCTTATGCATTGAAAAATGAATATGACAAGAATGTAATTGCAGCTATGTTTGCAGGTCCAAGTGCAAGTTCACCTGACCACGTAATCGGTTCTGATGGTTCTGGAGTAGACGTAGGTTTTGGAAGTTCTGAAATTGACCCAGTCGATTTAATTTCAAAACACTCACGCTTATTAAACAAACAGGATGTACCTGAAGAGAACAGATGGTTCTTAGGTTCACCTGAGTTTATGGAGCAACTAGGTCAAACTTCATCAAAACTTATGGATGACACTACTGGAGCAGCCGCACCATTAAGAAATGGTAAAGTATACTCTGGTAAGATTATGAACATGGATGTCTATATGACCAATAACTTTGCAGCAAGTGGTACATCTAACTACTACAAAGTATTATCTGGACATATGTCATCTACTGCAACAGCTAACCACATTGCAAAAATCGAAGTTATCAGAGACACTGATTCATTCTCTGATGTCGTTAGAGGCTTACATGTGTTTGGTAGAAAAGTGTTACGTGACGTAGCTCTTGTTGCAGAACATATCTTAATAGACTAATAGTAGGAGGAAATAGAAAATGACAGCTTATAACAGTGATATTACTTCTACTAACATAACAGCAAAAATGGGTTCAAGCATCCCAAGAGTTATCTCTGACGTAGTAGATTTTTCATCTACAACAAACGTAGCAACAGATACTTTTGATGTGCTTCCTATCCCTGCTAACTCATTAGTGTTAGCTGCTGGTGTAGATGTATTAACAGCCGATGGTGCAGGTAACTCAGGTACTATCGCAGTTGGTGACAGTGTAGACGCTGACCAATATGCCGCTGCTGCAACCGTAGCCGCCGCAGGTCAAATGACTACTCTTGATGCAAACTATGCTTATTCTTCTGCAGATGCAATCAGACTGACAATCGGTACTGGTGCAATTGATGCAAAAGTAAGAGTATGGGCTTGTGTCATGTCTTTAGATGATGGTGGCACACTTGCTGACACTGATTCTCAGACATCAACATTTGCATAATAATAATGGGGGGTTTTAATACCCCCCTTTACATATGAAATTTTTTATCGTATTAGTTATCTTATTATCAGGCAATCAACATGCCGATATTTTTGTATTTCGATTTGAACAATTTAATGAAATAGAAACTTGTGATAATTATATAATTGATAGTCAAGATTATTTAACTAGACAAATTGAAAATCAGTTTCCTAAAGAAACAATAGAACAAAGTATGGTGATGTGTATGACACCAAAAGAAATTAATAATTTACTAAAGTATAATGAGGAAAAAAAATGGCAGGAACAAAAACTTATCTAGAATTAGTTAATGATGTACTCAGAGAACTAAATGAAGTAGAGCTAACCTCTGCTTCTTTTGCTAACAGTCGAGGAGTACAAACTGCTGTTAAAGGTTTTGTTAATAAATCTGTTAATGATTTATACAATGCAGAGATAGAATGGCCATGGTTATATGTTGAAGGTTCTCAAGTAACTTATGCAGGACAACAAGAATACGATTTTCCTACAGCTTTTAGAAAAGCAAACTTTAGTTCTTTTCGATTAGTACCTACACAAAAAATTACTAATCCTACATTTGATGATGATATATCTAACTGGACAACTCTATCAGGCTCACCTTCATATACTTCTGATGGTAATGGAAGATTAAGATTAAATGCTTCTGAAGTAACTCAAAGTATTAGTGTTGTTAAAAACGAAGTTCATAAAATATCTGTTAGAGTTCTAGACCCTAGTGAATCAGGAAGTTCTTTAACTTTAAAAATTGGTACAACCTCAGGTGGTACAGAGATATTAAATACAACAATTGCTGTTACCGACTATGGTAATGGTACAATTTATAGTACAGATTATACACCTACTTCTAGCACTATTTATATTGGATTAGTTAATGGAGATGCAACAAATATTGATGTAGACTATGCTAAAACAAGTTTAAGTGAAACTCCTGAATATTTAAAATATCTTTCTTATGATGCTTTTTTACAAGGACTATTAGCAACCGATGGTGTTATTGATGATTCTCAATATGGTAAACCCACCTATGTGTATCGAACACCTGACACTTTAAAGTTTGGATTATCAAGAATACCTGATACAGATTCTTACACAGTAAAATATGATTATTATAAAACTCATACAGACTTATCTGTCTATACTGATACTTTAGACTTGCCTGATAGATTTGCTGATACCATAGTCAATAGAGCAAAATATTATTTATATAAGTTACGTAATGATGTACCGATGGCTAATATTGCTAATGCTGAATATGAAGAAGGAGTTAAAAGAATTAGAGTAGAAGTTCTTAATAAACAAGATTATATGAAAGATACAAGAGTTAATTTAAATACTTCTAATAGAACAACAAGCGATACATCAGTCATTACGGTAACTTAATATGTCAGATTTACAACCCTTTACAGCTAGTATTGGAGGAGGTCTAGTATTAAACAAAGACGTATTCTCCATGAATCCAGGGGAAGCATTAGAGTTAACAAACTTTGAACCTGATATTGAAGGTGGCTATAAAAAGATATTAGGCACAACTTTATTTAATGATAATATTGTACCACAAGTAGCATCTGCTAGTGAACGTGTTGTCATGTCTGCCGTTTTTAATGACGTTGTTTTAGGAGCAAGAGGAGGAAGTATCCATTATGCATCTAGTGGTGCTGGTTCTTGGACTTCTCTTATTACAGGTTTAGGAACACCGACAAGAAATTATGAATTTAGAAAATTCAATTTTAGCGGTACTGATAACATTGTTATTTGTTCTGGCACATCAACACCCCGAATTGTTGACAGTAGTTATTCTGTAACTAATGTCAATGCTTCAGGTAGTGCTAACTTTAAGTTTGTAGAAATATTTAAGAATCATATATTCTTTTCAGGAGATACTAGTAATTCTCAATCTATTAAATTTATGCCACCTTTTGGCACAAACGATTTTGATACAGCCAATGGTGCAGGTGAGATACGAGTAGACTCTACTGTTACAGGCCTTAAAGTTTTCCGTGAAAGTTTATTTATTTTTTGTGTTGATGAAATATTTAAATTAGTCGGAAACTCATATGCAGATTTTCAATTACAACCTGTTACTCGAAAGATTGGATGTCGAGATGGTCGAAGCATTCAAGAATTTGCAGGTGATATTATATTCTTAGGACCTGATGGATTAAGAACAATTGCAGGTACAGACAGAATTGGTGACGTAGAACTAGGAACTATTTCTAAACAAGTTCAAGAAGAAATAGACAATATTACAACACATAATGTTAATTCCCTCGTCATTAGAGATAAATCTCAATATCGAATATTTTATCCAACAAGTGATGCACAAAATGAAAATGCCTCTGTTGGTTTAATTGCTGTTATTAAATCTAATCCTAATACAGGCCAGTTAGGTTTTGAATATTCTAAAATACAAGGATTAAAAGTTTCTGCTTGTGATTCTGATTTTATCAGTAATGAAGAAACGATTGTATCAGGTGGATATGATGGTTATGTTTATCAACAAGAATCAGGAAATGTATTTACAAGAATAACAGACAGTATTAATATCAATGCATTTTATCGTACACCTGACTTAACAATGGGTGACCCCGGTGTTCGAAAGAGTATGCAACGAGTTATTTGGAACTATGAGAATGAAGGTAACGTAGACTCTAACTTTAAATTACGTTATGATTTTGATAGTTCAAGTATTCCTCAACCAGCAGCGTATAGCTTATCCACAGGGGCAGGTATTGCTGTTTATGGTTTAGGTGTTTCGACTTACGGAACAGCCGTGTATGGTTCATCAGGCTCAAACTTAGTAAGACAATCTGTAGAAGGTAGTGGATTTACAGTTGCATTAAGAGTAGAAGAAACATCCACTAATCAACCAATATCATTTAAAGGATATCAATTAGAATTTATACCTGGAGGTAGAAGATAAATGGGAGCAACATATACAAGACAAGAATCCAGTAATATTACTGATGGTTCCGTTATTGAGGCTAGTCACCTTAATAATGAATACAATCAGTTAGAAGCCGCTTTTGCTTCACTTACTGGTCACAGTCATGATGGAACTACTGCAGAAGGTGGATATGTTCCCCTTATCGCAGACGCAGATGCTAAGAATAAAATCTTAGTTGATACAGGAAGTAATCGCTTTGGTATATTTACCGAAGTGGGTGGAACAGCTACAGAACAATTTAGATTTCAAGATGGTGCTATTGTACCTGTTACTGATAATGATATTGATTTAGGTACTGGTTCATTAGAATTTAAAGATGCCTATTTTGATGGCGTTGTTTATACTGATAGTTTAGCTTTACCCACAACAACCATTACTGACATACTTGATGAAGATAATATGGCTTCCGATAGTGATTCCGCTCTCGCTACACAGCAATCTATCAAAGCCTATGTTGATGCTCAAGTTACTGCTCAAGATTTAGATTTTATTGCCGATACTGGCGGTGCTTTAAATATTGACTTAGATTCTGAGACCTTGACATTTACAGGTGGTACAGGTATTGATACAAGTGGTAGTGGTAATGCTGTAACTTTTGCTATTGATTCTACTGTAGCAACATTAACAGGCACACAAACATTAACCAATAAAACTTTAACAACTCCTGTTATCTCTACTATTACTAATACAGGAACTTTAACACTTCCTACATCAACAGACACTTTGGTAGGTAGAGCAACAACCGATACTCTTACAAATAAAACTTTAACTAGTGCTGTTCTAAATACAAGTGTATCAGGTACAGCCGTATTAGATGAAGATAATATGGCCTCTAATAGTGATACACAATTAGCTACTCAACAGTCTATTAAGGCATATGTTGATAGTCAAGTTACTGCCCAAGACTTAGACTTCCAAGGAGATAGTGGTGGAGCATTGTCTATTGACTTAGATAGTGAAACATTAACTGTTGCAGGTGGTACAGGTATCGATACATCAGGTTCATTAAACACATTAACAGTGGCCATTGACTCAACCGTAGCTACTCTTACTGGCACACAAACTCTAACTAATAAAACAATTGATAGTGCATCAAATACTTTAACTCTAGATTTATCAGAAGGTACATTAACAGGTACAACAGCCGAGTTTAATACAGCTTTATCTGATGGAAGTTTCGCTACTCTTGCAGGAACTGAGACACTAACCAATAAAACTATTGATGTTGATAATAATACTGTTACTAACATTGAAGTCGATAATCTTAAATCAGGAGTACTGGATACAGATTTAACAACTGTTGCCGCTACAGATACTACTTTAGCATCAGCCAAAGCTATTAAGACTTATGTCGATAGTCAAGTCACAGCACAGGATTTAGACTTTCAGGGTGACTCAGGTGGAGCATTAAGTATCGACCTTGACTCTGAGACACTCACTGTTGCAGGTGGTACAGGTATTGACACTAGTGGTTCTTTAAATACCTTAACTGTGGCTATCGATTCTACAGTCGCTACATTAACAGGTAGTCAAACATTAACCAACAAAACACTCACATCACCTGTTCTTAACGGTACATTATCAGGCACAGCTTTCCTCGATGAGGATACTATGTCCTCCAATAGTGATACTGCTGTCGCTTCACAACAGTCTATTAAGGCCTATGTGGATGCACAGGTAACAGCCCAAGACCTTGATTTCCAAGGCGATTCAGGTGGTGCATTATCTATTGATTTGGATAGTGAGACTTTCACCATTGCAGGGGGTACAGGTATTGATACTTCAGGCTCGGGTAACACATTAAGTGTAGCTATTGATAATACTGTGGCTACTAAAGGATTTGCTATAGCGATGTCTGTAGCACTTTAATCATGAAAATGCTTGACAAATTTTCAAATAACATTATAATATATAAGGTATAGGGGGAATAAATGGCACAGGATTTCGAAAAAGCAGTAGGATTAAACGTAGGTACTTCACCTGCAACTATCCTTACATCCGATTCCGATGACGCAGTTATTGGTGTCAGACTATCTAATATCCTCACTTCTGCAATTAACGTCAGTGTATATATTACACATAATGATGGTGGTGGTGATGATAACTACTATCTCATTAAAGACGCATCGATTCCACCCGCTTCTGCTTTAGAAGTTATTCAAGGTGGTAGTAAGGTGGTTATGCAAAGTGGAGATGATTTAGTGGTAGTCTCAGACACAGCATCATCATGTGATGTATGGTGTTCATATATTGATACAATTTCAGCGTAAGGAGTAAAGAAGGAAATACATTATGGCAGAACAAAATAATAATTATTACATAGGTGATGCACCTGCTAGTGAGTCTATTTTTACTCATGCTCAAACAATGGATAAAAAAATGGTTATTGAATCAGCAGTCCTTGCTGGTCCAGTCACCTTTGCTAACACCGTCACCGTTACAGGAACATTGGTAATCGTATAATGTCACAATTAGAAGTAGATAAAATAATCCCCCAATCAGGAACAACCCTCACCATTGGTGACAGTGGAGATACGATTACATTTGGTACAGGAACTACCCCTCAACTTGGTGGTGACCTATCCACTAACGGAAATGATATTAACTTTGGTGATAATGACAAAGCACAGTTTGGTGCATCTAATGACCTACAGATTTATCACGATGGTTCTAATAGTTATATTAGTGATGTTGGAACAGGCAATCTACGAATACAAGCCACTAATTTTGAAGTTGCTAACGGGGCATACACAAAATCTTATATCGTTGCTAGTGATGGTGCAGAAGTAACGCTTAAATATAATAATAACAACAAACTATCCACCACATCTACTGGTGTTGATGTTACAGGAAAGACAACCACAGATTCAATAGATGCTGTTGGTGGTCAATCAGGTAGTACACCAATAGTTAAAATTGAAAACAGTGTAGGTGATAACTTAGTTAGTTTTAAAAGAACTACAGGAACACCTAGTGATGAATTTGCAATAGGTGCTGATAGTGCTTCTCTGCATTTTAAAAATTCAACTTTATCAACTTATATAATGTCTTTAAGTGAAGGTGGCGACATATCCTTCTACGAAGATACAGGAACAACACCTAAATTATTTTGGGATGCGAGTGCAGAGTCATTGGGAGTGGGTACAAGTAGTCCTAGTTCTTTTAATCAATATGCAGATAATTTAGTTGTAGGTACAACTTCTGGTGATAATGGAATTACGATTGCTTCTGGAACTGCAAATAGTGGTAGATTTGTATTTTCTGATAATACTACAAGTTCAGCAAGTGCTTTTGTAGGTGCGATTGAATATTCTCACACTAATGATGCTATGATTTTTTATACTGATGGCACACAAGCGATGCGTATAGATAGTTCTGGTAGATTATTAGTAGGTACAACATCAACAACCATTAATACAAGTAATTTTGGATTTGTATTTGATGCTAATACTGATGTTTTTAAAACTTCAAGAAATACCAATGGCGGTGGAACATCAGCAGAACACTTTGGTAATGCAGGTCAAATTAGATTTATGGGTGATGGTGATGCAGAAAATACTAATAATAGTTATGGTGCATTATCTGACAGAACATTAAAAGAAAATGAAATAGATGCTAATTCACAATGGAATGATATTAAAGCACTTCAAATAAAAAATTATAATCTCATTGAATATCCAGATAGACCACAAATAGGTGTAATTGCTCAAGATTTAGAAGATGCAGGAATGAATGGTCTTGTAAAAACAGATGATGAAGGTTTAAAATCAGTAAAATATTCTGTTCTCTATATGAAAGCAGTTAAGGCTTTACAAGAAGCTATGCTTAAAATAGAGGATTTAGAAGCAAGAGTTAATACTCTTGAAGGTAATTAAAAATAAAGGAGTAAACTATGATTAATTATGAATGGCAGTTTCCGAACTTTGAAGTCGGAAACGATAACACAGTCAAAACTATCCATTGGCGATATACTGCTACAGAAATAGTAGATGATAATACATATACTGCTAGTATGTATGGTAGCTGTGCAGGTTCTGAGGGAATGGATTTTGATGCTATGACTAAAGACCACGCAATTATGTGTGTGACAGAAAACAATCAATCCGAAGCTGAGATGCAAGAAAATCTCTCAGCACAGATTGAAGCACAGAAAAATCCAACAACAACATCACAAACAAAGGAGTGGTAAATATGTTCCAATTCGACAACGTAGAATACGATGAAACTAAATTAAGCGATGAGGGTAAAGTCGCTTTTGTACAATTACAAAACTTAGCCCAAAGAAGAAATCAGCTAAGCATGGAATATGATAACTTACAAATTTTATCCAATCATTATACTGAGATATTAAAAACAAATCTTCCGGAAGAAGTTAAAGAAGAGGAAGCTAAGGAATCTAAATAAACATGAGTGAAGTTAAAGTCAATAAGATTAGCCCAAGAAGTGGCACAACAGTCACCCTAGGTGATAGTGGAGATACAATTACACTAGCTAGTGGGGTTAGTCTTACTGGCGTTAACGCAACATTCAGTGGTGACCTAACAGTCGATACAGATACATTATATGTAGATAGTGCTAACAATAGTGTAGGTATTGGTACAACTAGTCCTAGTGAAAAATTAGAAGTTAATGGTAATATTAGAGTTGGTGTTGGAAGTGAAACAGCACCTTCTTTACAAATAGGTGATAATGATACAGGTCTTTTTGATGCAGGTGCTAATGCTATTGGATTTACCACAAATGGTTCTGAAAAAGTTAGAATAGTACAAGGTGGTTCGGTTGGTATAGGAACGACTAATCCTGGTCAAAAACTTCACGTAGAAGGCAGTATTTATACATCTGGAAGTTTATATGTTGGTGGTACAACTAGTGCCAATGCCTTAGATGATTATGAGGAAGGTACTTTTACTCCTTCTTGGGGTGGCGGAACTACTGACCCAAGTGGTGTTTACAGTACTTTAACGTCTGGTTCTTATACTAAAGTAGGAAGATTGGTTACAGTATTAATTCTAATTAGAGGTGGTGCTACAACAAGTGCAGGAAGTGGTTCTTTACTTATAAGAGGATTACCTTTTGCGAGTGCGACCACAACTGGTGCTGAACGAGGTTCATTTAATATAAATTATTCAAATGACTTTCTTGCTGATAATTCACCAGCAGGTGGTTTTGGTACTTCAGGTGAAAGTTATATAAATTTAGTTAAATATAGCAGTGACCCTAGAGATGGTTTATTTTCAACTTGCACCACAACAGGGTCATTAAACACAGGTTCATCTAATTTTAATTATATTATAATTGGTGGGCATTATTATACAGATTAAGGAGCAAAACAATGGCAATAACAAGAAAAGATATTAAAGGTTACGAAAAGTTATATGCCGTTACTCGTGATGGTAGAGTATATAGTTATCCAAAAAAACACAGAAAAAGAGGTAAGTATTTAAAGCCTTGGTATTTAGATAGATACGCAAGAGTACCTTTATCAAAAAATTCTATTGTAAAGAAATATTCTGTTCACCGATTAGTAGCTGAAGCGTATATTCCTAATCCTAACAATTATGCTGAAGTTAATCATATTAATGGGAAACCTTTTGATAACAGAGTAGAGAATTTAGAATGGTGCGATAATTCTTATAATCATAAACACGCTTGGAAAACAGGATTACAAAAAGCTACTAGATTACATAGATTATCAGCACAAAGAGCAGGATTAGAAAAAAGAAAATTAACTATGGAAGATGCAGAAACCATTAGAAAATTATATGCAGATAAAATATATAATGGTAAGGAACTAAGTAAAAAATACAATGTTTCAGACGCATCTATATATTATATAGTTAATAACAAAACTTATATTAACAAAGGAGATAAATTATGGCGATAACTAAAGAGCAGATAATAGCCAAGATAGAAATTGTTGGAGAATACAAAGCTGTGCAAATTGCTACGGATACAGTCATCAAAGAAGATGGTGTAGAGTTATCAAGAAGCAG